CCCCATGTAGCCGTGCATTCGGCAAACTCAACCGCTGCCGTGTTGCTGGCTTGAGTAGGGGCAGTGCCGGAAACCGTAAAGCTGGTGGATACGCGGGCATACGAGCCACCTGTGACTTCGGTGCCGCCGGTGCTTTCAGTCGGGGCTACCGTGTACAGGGAGACATACCACGCAGTCGGGCGGGTTGCCGCGCTGGCCGTGAACAAGAAATCAAGTACAAGGTCTTCGCCAAAGTTTGTCAGGCCAGCCATTAGTAAACCCTCCGGGTGCGTGCTATCAGCGGCGACCCGCTGTGTAGGGATTTCTGGGACTCATCTTGCAGCGATTGTACGCGAGCTAGGTAAATCTGTCCAAAGGTCTGCATCCGCGCATCATCCATCAGGAACGGTGCGGCATGGGTCAGAGCGCCGTAGAGGTATACGTCGGGAGCCTTGACCAGCAGCCAGTTTGACGGGGCGGCAGTCGATAACGACGGTATCGTGCCGTAATAGACCATCTCAATGTCAACATTAGAAGCCGGTGGCGGGACAAGCTCAATGGCGCCATTCATCAGGGAATAGAAGGTAGGTGATGTCAGGGCTTGTGTTGAGTTTACGATGTCGCTCTCATCAAGGGTGATGTACCGCAACGGGCTCTTGCCGCCGACAAGCTGTAAGTTCAGAGCCTCCAGCCAGTCTGACGGAAGCTGCACATATTCTTGATTGGATGTGGCTTCTGCCCTGACAATCATCTGTCGATCACGAAGCCGCGTATTCAGGTCAGCCTCGGCAAACTGGATGAACGTCTGTATCTGAGATGTCAGATCAGCACGGTTCAGATAGTCTGCAATGGTAGACTGGAGTGTCGCGTAATTCGTGATCGTCGCCATCAGCTTTTCATCCAATGCGTCCGAAATGGAGCGGCTTCTTCAGTCGCAAGCCACTTTGTGATTGCGCCCCGATCACCGAGAATACCGCGTTTCCGCAGATCAAGATAGAGCGCCATTGGCAAAGATGCGACCTTGACCATGCCGTCTGGCGCCTTGTCAGTTTTGCTGATTAGGTCACGTTCAGCCTTGGCCGCAGCGGCAATGTCGTCAACATTGTAGATCGTCTCAAGGATCAGCTTATTGTCGGTCGTCAAGTGCATCTTCTGCGACGTGCCAGTCAGGCTGTCGTGAGAAATCAGCTCAGATGTATTTTTCGTGATGTCGTAATCAGCCATCGGTTCCTCAGATGGTAAAGGAGCCGGGTATCCCCGGCTCCAGTTTTACTAAGCAGAGATCAGGTTCGCCACGACGGCATGAGCCTTCTCAGACTTGATGCGCAGGCCGTATTCCACGACCATTTCAGCCTTTGTGCTGTCGCCAGTGACGGAGAGGTCAAAGGTCTGGAACGGACGCAGGTACGAAACGGACGCATATTCAGGGTCGAGGACGAACGCGAAGAACGTCGGCTGGAACCTATTCGGGACAATCGACACTTCGCCGAAATCTCCGAGGTAAATATCCGCCGTCGCGATGATCTTCATCGGCTGAACGGAGTTGTAGTTCATGCGCTGCTGGGCAAGACCAGAGAACGCCGAAACCACCGTCTTGTTATAGGCGTTGACCATCAACACCTTCGGATCGCCACCCTGCGTCCAAACCTGCTGGATAGCAGTCTTGAGCATGGTTTCTGTGAACGCAACGTCGGTCGACGTGGACAAGCTGGTCCAAGCTGTGCCGGGATAGCCGTTACCACCAGAGCCAGACATCGCGGACACCACAGCCGCGTTGGCCTGCGAGTTCGTGATGAGCCATGTCGGAAGACCAGCCGTCTTACGGGCAACCGAGGTTGAACCGGCAGCACCAGCCTGATTGCTCAGGAGGATGGCTTCCATGTCGCGCTTCAGTTCCTTGGCCGACTTGGCCTTCTGATACGACATCTGCGAGGTCATACCGGCGTTGTTCACCTTGTTGTCTGTGTTTGACACGGAGACAACTTTGCGGCTGATCTGCGTGTAATTGGCAACACGAACAGTCGCGGTGAAATCGGCATTGCCAGCATCAGCGCCTTCGATCACAGCATTGGTTGTGTCAGCGCCAGTCAGCACGTCCGTCTGCCACTCGAAATAAGTGTTTTCGCAGGTGTCACGGCCAATGTTCGACATGAACGGCGTGTCAGTCGGCGAGATGTCATAGATGATGTTGCTCAGGTCCGTGCGGATAGAGTTGGGACCGTCGTAGGTTGTGACTTTTGATACCGATGCCATTTTATTTTCTCCGAGAGTCAAGAAGACTGAAATAAGCAGCCGCGTCATTGACGTGGCCAGTTGCTTTGAGACGCTGTTGAACTCGCGACATATCGTTGCCCTTCACAGGATTGCTGGAATTCCCGCCGCCTCTGAGTGGCTTTGGCCCTTCCTGACGAACAGGCTTGGGGCGGTCAGCTTTCAAGGCGTCATAGCGGCGTGCTTTCTCAAGCATCACCACATATCGAGGATCGTAAACATTCTGCAATTCCTCTGCACTGAACCCAGCCGTCTGGCCATAATCCCGCAGTTTCTTCACAGAAGCTGTAAACGCCTCCGGTTCCTTCCATTCGCTAAAGGCCGACTTTAGATATTCTTGGCCTTGAACGAGAAGCTGCTGTTTAGCCGCTTCCTCTTGCTGCTGCCGCTGTCCTGCAATGCGTTGTTCTTCGTATTGCAATGAGGCGAGTTGCTGTTGCCTATCTCGCCACTGGTCACGGTAGATCGGATAGTTAATCGGATCGTCTCGATGAACCTGCGCCCAGTCCGGTTCTACCTCAATCTGCGCTTGCAGAATGGGTATCGCGGCTTGGATCACCTGCTGCATCTGAGCGCGTTCTTGCTCTATCCGCTGCTTTTCCTGTCGAACTGCTTGTACATTACGCGAATAATCGGACTGCCTCTGGTATCCTTCTAAAGCCTCTTTCAACGAAACCTGCTTCGTCTCGCCGTCAATCTTGACGGTTACGAGCGTGTTTGGATCGAGCGGCTTCTTCTTTCTACCTTCGTCATCCGCGACTTCATCTGCCTCAACATCATCGTCAGAACCGGAATCTTCCGGGGTCCATTCATCTTCTGATGTCGTCTCGTCGGCATACTCAGCCGCCGCCTCTGTCTCTCCGACTTCGGCATCTACCTTTCGCTGTCCTCCGGTGTCAGCTTGAGCCTGTGGGCTTTCTGACAGTTCGGCAAACCTGCGAGCGGTATCAGCAAGGCCGATTTCGCTGGACTGCGACTTCTCGGCTTCAGACATAAGTTACCTCATTGTTAAGCGCGCTTCAAGCGGCGGTTGAACTGCGCCACACTAGGGGCCGTCGCCATCGCTGAAAGCTCCCCGCGTAACGCTGCTACGGCGCGCATCATGTAATACGCATCGTCTCGTTTAAGCCCGGCATCGGGCTCTGAATTTTTCCAGTCGGCTGTGTAGCCTTCCTCAAGGAGCCGGAAGACTTCCTTCATGCAGCCGCTTTCGCCAAAAGCCTTGGCCTCCCGCCACAGTTCTTCTTGCTCAAAGGTGGACATGTTACATCATCCCCGGCGGCATAGGCGGCATCATTGGCTGCTGCATCGGGAGCTGTGCGGGCTCAGGTGGCGGGGCATATGCCTGCGCCATCTTAAACATTTCCTGTATTTCCGTGCGCTGCCGGTCGATGTCTGCCCGGATGCTGGCAATATCAACCTGCGTGCCGTATTTGGCCTGTATCTCTGCCGCCTTCAGCAAGCTGTCAGCGATCAGTTTGTCGCGCTGGAAGTCGGCATCGGAGACAGCCTTCTGGCGCTCCAGCTCCTGCTTCGAGGCATTGATGATGATGTCAGCCTTGATTTTCTCAGCCTCAACCTGTGCCAGCAAGGTAGCCGGGTCGGGCTTGTTTTGCCCAGCAGACATCTGCTGCATGAACGCTGCAACCTCCTCCGGGTTAACCTCTTTCCAGAACTGCGAGGCGTCTTGAAAGCCCTGCAATGTGGTCATCTGGGCCAGCGTGTTACGGAACTGGGCCAAGTCAACCAATGGGTTGTTGGGGCCGTACTTCTCGATTGCCTGCTGCTGCATCTGGACGATAGAACCAAGACCCATGAGACGGGCTTCATCTGATCCACGGCCAAGGGCAATGTTCACCACCATGTTCATCGAGGCATCCCAGCCACGCGGGTCTACGGGGATAAACTTGTTCCGCAGGCGCATGATCTTGGCTTTGTCCTGATGCTGGACAACAAGCTGCAACAGACCTTGGAAGCACCGCTTCAGGCCGTCAGAGAACAACCGGGCAATCATCTCAATGCGGTCCTGAGACGCCGACAACTGAGCCTGCACAGCCGACTTGGTTGTCGATTGCAGAACGTCAGCATCAAGACCCTGCGACGTGCGCGAGATGCCGGTGCGCTGTGTTTTCACTTCATCAAGGTACGCCATGACGCCGAGGGCAGACTGACCCACAAATGGCGTTGAGAACGGAATAACTGCTCCGGCGTTACGTGCGCGGATGATGGCGCCAGTTTCATTGTTTAGAACGTCATCCATGTTCACTTGCCCCTCAACCACCACGGTGCGGGGATGGATGGACTGGGCCAAGCTGTCGAGCGTGTTGCGCATGATCGACGATTTAATCAGTTGCAGGTCCATCGTCTGGTCTGCAATCGACTGCCCGAAGATCGTGTGCGGGGTGGGGTCTGGCGACAGGATCGAGAACGGCGCAGACTGCACAACCTCCTGATGGAGGATATATGCGCCGTTTCCGATGGTGCAGACACGGTGCAGTTCAGCAATGCCGTCGCCGTCCTTGTCGATACGGATATACGACTCGACGTAGAACACCTTATCCGTCGTCTCGTCGGATGTCTGGGTAATGCCAAAGAACGACTGGTCAGCCGGGTTACGCACGATCACTTCTTGGTTCATCTCGAACCCGCCAGTACCGGCGTTCATCTCGACATCGTTGCGGTCGTAGCCCATCGACACAAGATCAGAGACAGTCACCAGACGGCGACGGCCAACATAGATTGCGTCGTCTATGCTCATTGCCTCGTTATCAATGAGGAACTGCTCAGGCGGTACACATTCGACGATGTAGCGGGGTGTCTTCTTAGTGCGGCGCACGCGCATCGAGATAAGCTGCTCGCCCGTCATCAGGTCGGTTTCTTCGACATACTCCTCAACCGAGATACCCTGATCTTGGGCGATCATGTTGGCCTCAGCCAGCGACAGACCAGAGTACGAATAATACTCGACAACCTCGTCGTCCAGATTGTACCAGTTCAGGATGCCGGTCTTCAAAACCAAGGCGTCCTTGATGGAGTCATGCAAAACGCGGAAGCCGCTGTTTTCCTGCATGAAGATGTAGTTAATCAGATCGGTTGCCTGCTCTGCGGCTTCAACGTCTTCCTCGGTCTTCGGGACAAACTCAAGCAACTTGTCGCCGCCGGTAAAGATACGCAGCAAGCTAGGCATCATCGCCAGCACAGTGTCGCGTACCTCGGTCATTACAACCTGCGACCTGCCGTCCTCCTCATTGCCAAATAGGTTTCCGAGATAGTACGACATTGCAGCCTGACGCTGGGGAGCGATGTAGCTATCGATGTACGTCTGGCTGTCCTCGATGGCCTGAAAGACGATGTAGCGGAACTCCTCGTCGTCCATCGGCTTATTTTCATCTCCCGTCACATAGCCGGTTTCGCTGTTGTACGCGCTATCCGTCACGCCATCCGCAGAAATGGGGATGAGGTCTGGGTTATACCTGCCGGGAGTGATGCCATTAATTGCCATTGCCTGTTCCTTTTCTCACTCGCCACCACTTCCAGCCCCGATGCGTGCCGACCTCGTAGTCAGGAAAGTATTCCTTAACTGCCTGTTCTACACCAACCATAGGCAGGTCGTCAC